CTCATCTTCCTCTTTAGCGATAGCCTCTGCAACTAAGTCGGCAATTAAACCAGGAAGGTTAATAGCCGAGTCTTCCAGAAGTTCCTCTGTCATTGGAACAATAGCTGTCAATTTCTTGAGGGTCTGAACAACCTTCCCAAAAGTTGGCTGGGTAGATTGTTTTTTAGCACCCTCATCTGTCCAATGCAAAACAACAGAGGAAGCAAGAGCAGTGATGTCTCTTGTGTTGCCGGGCCCACTAAATGGAAGATATCTCATCTCTCTACGAGCAACGCCGTATTCTTCTTCAATGAGCCTTACAACTTCCTTGTACAATTCAGTCGGAACAGTATATCCAGCTTTTGCGTCATCGCTGGTGGAAGTGCTTAAAGCTCTTAATTTTTCAGTATCACAACTTCTAAGAGCTTTACACCATTCAATGGTTTCCTTTGACCACTTCCCAGAAGCTGGATAGGTTTCACTAACTTTGTTAATTTCTCCCCTTTTGGTAGCAACAATCTTTTTCACTATCTCCTGAACTTTCTGTTCTACACTTAAATCAATCAATTCCTTTAAGCTGTTCTCGTCAAATTCTTCGTCTTTTTCAATTCCAAATTTCTTTGCATCCTCATCGCTTAATTCACTGGCATGTTCGGCCAAGAAAGTCTTTTCTTCATCTGATAATTCCTCTGGCTTTTTGGCAAGAATTTCTTCTAGAACCAACATATTTTTCTGGATTACTTCTAACCTTTTGCTTCTCTCTGAGAAGCGTTCGGATTATCCTATTAAGTTTCCGTATCCTCTCTTTGGAGGATTCTTCCTTTCGCCCACTCGGGCTTTCGGTCACGACCTTTGGGGGGAATATTTTATCTCTAAATTTTTTTAAAATTGAGCCTTCTCCAATTTTCTTTCCTTCATCCATCACAAATATCTTTTTCTGTTCTGTGTCAACATATAAGTCAAATTTTTTTAATTCTTCCTCTTTAGCCGCAGGTTCAAATTTTCCTCCATGAGCCTTGCAATGGCTTCTTGCCTCTGATTCGGTCCAAACATCTTTGTTATATCTATATGCCTGTTCCTCCCATTTGTCATTGTCTTTTCTTCTACAGAATAACACGCTATATTCCTTTTTTGTCTTTTTACTCGTTCTTGTTTTTCTCCTGCAAGTGTCATATTTTTTGGGATCATTTAACCTACAGCTATGTTCGTTTGGATATGGTCTTTTTTCTGTATCCTGTTGAACTTCTATTTCATCTCCAGAATAGCTTGTTGTGTCAACTTCTAATTTTACATCTTTCTTTTTTATTACTTCCTCCGCCATTTTTTCCACAACATCAATTTTTTCTAATGGTGATAAGTCTATTCCTTTTTCTTTTGCCAAAGCTTTTGCATTTGCTGGAACTGGCACGCAGGATATCTCTAAAAGCTCATTATTTACCATCTTTGTTCCTTTCTTGTCGCTTACTATCTCCCCAACTCTGAAACCAACAGAAAAAGCCCTCATAAATTTGTTTTTATACAAATTGTAGAGGGTTTTTATGAAATCTCCATATACTCCCACGCCTTCTTCAACGGCAAATTTTATTTTTCCGGCAAGATTATTTTTCTCGTCAAGTCCTATCTTAACAACTTGTCCTACTGGGATATTATGGTTATCATGAGCAAACAAAACAACGGGGTTTTTCTTAAAATTCCTTAAATCCCAAGTTGCCTGATCTATAGGTGGATCACCCGTCCGATCTATATCGCCAGTTGAGAAAACTCCTTCTATTATGTTTTCCTTATCTATGGCCTTTTTTAAATCAAATGTTACATCTCTTTTTTCTATTTTCATAACCCTTAAAGTTAATCTATATAATTTATTCTTCTCCAGCTATCACTGGTGCGACTGTGCATCTACAATTTATGTCATTGGGAGCGTCTTTTAATTCTCCGCCAACTATAAAAGGCTGGTTTTTATCTACTATCTGGCCATCTGCTGCCGCATGCTCTGGCCTTACCCTATCATCCATTGTAGCTATCCATTCCTTTTTAACCACAACATCAGTTTGTCTGTAAGCTTCTACGGTGGCCTGATTTACAACTCTGCCCGTTTGAGTTCTTGCTATCCTTATAGCTTCTTTATCTCCCCTTGTTTTGTAAACATTTTTAATCCTTTCTTTTATCTCATTTATCCCTTCGCCTGCTTCTATTGCTTCATAGAGTTGTTTTGATAATTTTTTCCTTGTTGTTTTGTTAATCAAAGAAGCATCAATTTCTGCTTGTTTTTCTATCCATTTTTCTATAAATCCTTCTGTTATAAATGGCTTGCTTATATTTAATCTTTTTAAAGCGGCTCTTCCAGATAGCTTTGCTATTTTTAGCATTGACGGCTTTATAACCGCATAAAGCTTTTTATTTTCTTCCTCCCAGTCAAAATTATCTAATACTTTTTTAACATATTTTCTAAAATATGTCGCTGATTTGTATTGTTTTTTTGAAATTTCTTTAAAAACTCTCTTTTCCTGCTCTTTAAAGAAGGATCTTATTGCTGATAATAAAGCACCCTTCCTATTGTCTACGTCCGCCAAATATCTCAACCATATTTCTTTTCTCTTTTTTTCTATTTCCTTCTTTTTTTTCTCTGACATCTTTTCCATTCTTTTCTTTACCTGTTTTTTTAATTTTTCCTCTAATTCTTTTGATTTTATTCTTATATAATAGTGGTTTCTCCCTTCAAAAATACTTGTTTTCACTGGCTGGCCGAGCAGTATTGTTTTTTTGTTTGGCACCATGCCTCCCATTTGCCCGGCTGGGATTCTTTTATCTGCCAGTGGTATATCTCCGCCAATCTCATTCTGCGTCATCCATCCATATTTACTTGCATTCTCATATACTTTCAATTTTAGCTCAACATCTTCTGGTGACGGATCCACGCAATCTAATATCAAATCATCGCCAAAATGAGGAACTAAAGAGTGATTTAGATTATCAAGCAAATCTTTCATTTTCGGCTTTATGTTCTCTGTCAAAAATACTCTTAAACCAACTTCTGCATTTGCTCTATTCACATCATCTGTAATTGCTATAACTGATTTTGGAACTCCAAATATAGTTAATATATCGTCTCTTGTTGCATTAAGCCCGTTGATATAATCCATGTCTTTCTGGGTGGTTGCTATTTGTTTATATTTCAATCCACCCTCTAATATTCCTATCTGGGAGTTCTTGCCAACTCCTTTATATCTCTTATTCCATTGTTGTCTCAAACTTTCTATCTGTTGTTCGGTTAAAGGAGTATCAGATTCTAAAACAGCATCTAATCTCGCATTATTCAAAAAGAAGTCTCTTTGGAATTTAGTGGCATATTCTTCTGTGTCCACCCTTACTTGGGCCGGCCTAATTGGAGATTGTCCGGTTCTATCTATAAATTCTTTAATCGGGGACGGCTCATTAAAATGTATTATTTCTTCTGGGTCAAACCTCATCTCTTTCTGTCCAGGAATTCTATATATATATTCCTTTACATAATTTTGAGCATCAGGTACAATTGATACCCAATCTGGTCTCAAATGCCAAAGCTCCACAACTTTATTTCCAACCATTATCTTTTTCCAGTAGGCATCACCTGTTAATAATTTATTGATTTGTTGTAATTTTATAAATTTTGTTTTGCTGTGGTAGGGGTTAGGATTTTCCAACAAATCTAAAAGTGGATGAGATAATATTTGCTCTACTTCACCCTTTGAATTCTTTATTCTAAACAATTTAAACTCAATTCTTGATACCGTCTCGGCAATTTTTCTAATACAAGCAAAAACATATACTGATTTGTCGTAGGCCTGCAAAAATTTCCCTTCTGTCCACTCTCCGCTTGCCAGTCTCGGCAACCCGATTAATCCTGTATATTCTTTTATAACTTTTGATGATTTTTTATTTTTTGAGAATTTTTTAAAAATATTCATAAAATCTCCTTATTTTGTCCTATATTATTATAGCAAATTTTACCAAAAAGTCAATACCCTTCCCATTCTCTCATTATTTCCTTTTTCCCTTTGTAATACTCCATCCTCATTTTCTTATATTTATCTTTTCGCTGTTGATAGTATTTTAATATCTTTTCCCTGTTTTTCCTGTAGTAATCTTTGTAATAGCTTTTGTTTTTGTCATTCCAATAATTTTTTCTACACCTATCGCTGCAATATTTTTTTCTCCGTCCAACTTTAACCCTTTCATAAAAAATAGCTAAACAATTCGGGCATTGAACTTCATAAAATCTATTGTCCTCCTTTGTAGTCATAATTTATTCTTGGTGAATAATCATTAAATTTCCCATTCTTATAAAATTCATAAAGCCAATTTCTCGTTTTTTCCGGTGTATATATTTTCCCGTCTTTGTCTTTGTGCCCGCACCACACACTCCAATCAATCAAAGTTTTCCAGCCTTTTTGTTGTAAATCGTACCATGTCCAAATATCTGGCCCGCACCATCCATTGAGACTGCTTCTAAATTCTATCTGCTTTATAGCCTTTCTTCTAAATGCCCAGCAATAATATCCTCCGCCATCTATTTGCTCAATTCCTTCTTTCTTTGCTGAAAGTCCTATTTTGTAATGGACTTTTCCGTCAACAACTTTTAATTTCCACGCACCGCAAGGCCCATTTTCTCCTGCTCCTCTCATCATCTCTACTCCTTGTATACAGCCAATTTTTTTGTCTTTCTTTATCCTTGTATAAAGCTTTTTAAATGCATCTCTTGGGATTATTGTGTCGTCCTCAACCATAAATACAATTTCGCTCCCAGATGTTAGTTTTACTATCGTTCTCATGTTGTCTTCTATTCTTTTCCACCTTTTCATGCAATCCTCAAACTTTTTTATCTCAACTGGGTTTCTATATGTTGTCACTTCCATTATTTTTTTCCATTTCCCCCTTTGTTTGCCCACCCACCTTAGACAATGATTTATAAGAGAATTATCTTTGCTGTCTATATAAACAATTAATCTTAATTTTTCCCTAAAAATGTCAGCTTCATCAATAGCAGATAAGCAATCGTCTAACGGATATTCTCTGCTGATTGTTATCACAAAGCTATCTGCCATATAAAACCTCAATTATTTTATCAACCCTTTTGTCGTACGTGTGGTCTCTCAAAGTTCTTTTTTGACCAGCTTTGGCAATCTTTTTTCTCTCTCCTTCGTGCTTTAAGTAATAATTTATTTTGTCCAGCAAATCGTATAAATCTTCGTAGATAACTATTTCCTTCCCTAAATCAAATAATTCCTCCAAATATGGAACATAAGGAGTAATCATCAATGCTCCGCAAGCCGTTGCTTCAAATAATCTCATATTTATATCATCTGCCGGGCATTGGTTCGGAACTATTTTGCATCTGTTATAAAACTCTGCTAATTCCTCAAAAAATATTCCTTCTTTTTTAACAAATCTGTCGCCATAGGCATCTTTTAAGAATTTTATAAACTTTTTTCTCGAGCTAAACATTTCTTTTCCCACAAATCCTATATCTATATCTCTCTTTAAGTTTTTTTCATTAAAAATTTTATCATCAACACCGCATGGCAAATATGTTGTATTTTTTGGGAAGAACTTCATGCAAGATTTTTCTTTGCAAAAATAATGGTCTGCGTTGCTTTCTAATGCTCGTTTAAATGTTGGTCTATTTTCTAAAATTATCATGCTGCCGTCTACTGGATCTTTCATTCCCAAATCATTGGCATAACAAATTTTTATTCCGCCCTTTCCAATAGAAAATCCTCTCTCTATTAGTTTTTTTTCCAATTGTTTGGCTATGCCGTATTCTGTTTGCGAACTTCCCACAAATTCAATTCTTCTCTTTTTTAAGTCTTCAACTAAATCAAAGTATTTATCTACTTGCTTCCTGATATCAAAATGCTTCAAGGCATATCTTCTATTAAATTTTCCCATTGATTGGTCGTATTTCTTAAATTCATTTATTATATCGCTGACGCTCAAATCTAAATCATACCTTCTGCCTGAAAAATTGCATTTTAATAATTCATCGGCGTTTTCTTCTGTCACTATTCCATCTCCTCTGCTTTTTCCCATATAATGCCTCTTATCAAAAACTAATACTGCTCTCCCACAAGCCATTGCCTCATAAGCTCCTCTGCCCAAGCTAACAACTAAGTCTGCTTCATTTATTTTTTCCTCTAAATTAAAAATATTCTTCGCTTTTTCAAATTCTATCCCCATTTTATCGCAAGCGGCTTTTATTCTATCATTCGCATCATTAAAGTTTTCATCCAAGTCTTTGCATAATGAAAGAACTTTCTTTAATTTTTTGCGTATTGGCTTTTTTGGTTTAAATCGTTTGCAATCAATTCCATTATGTATTATCTTTGCATCAAACCCTAAATTTGATAAGTGATTTCTAACTTCTTCTGATATTGCCACATAAATGTCAGCTCCTTTTTTAGGTTGCTCCAATTTTGGGTAAATTCCGTGAGAAGTAAATATTTTTATTCCTTTTATTCCCTTTGATAAAATATAATCCAGGCAGGTGTTGTGATTTATGAAAATATAATCGTATTCTTCCCGCAATTGATTTCCATTCTGAGGTGTTATTGTAAAAAAATAATCTGATATTATTCCGGGTTCAAAAGTGAAAACATCAACTTCATATCCCCTTCGCTCTAATTCTTTCCCAAGCGTATAAGTAAATGTTTCTGTTCCTGCTAAATTCTTTAAAGAATGGTTTGTGATTAAAATTTTTTTGGTTGATTTATCAAAACCCAACGCTTTTCTTAATCTTTCCTCTGGCCACAATTTTTGAAAATAATCCCTGTTCCTTGACACATTATCAAATCTTCCTTCTGATTGGGAGTGATAATGAACTATTGGCCTTTTGTAAATATAATCTATTGTCATTCCCATTTCTCTTGCTCTCAATCCCAAGTCAAGATCTTCTGCGCCATTTATAAAATTTTCATCAAATCCGCCCAGTTTCTCCCATGCTTTCTTTTTCACTCTAAATAAAAATCCGTTTGGAATATGTACGTCTCTTGCATTCTCCATCAGGTTTGCTTTTAAATTTTTGCTCCAGCCAATACCTCTTACAATTCTCCCCCCTTCATTTGGCAATATTTCTGAAAATCCAACTATATCTGCTTTATTCTGGCAAGCTTCTATAATCTGCTCTACATCCGGCTCTATATCATCGTTCATAAAAACCAAATTGTCGGTTTGAGCCATTTTTGCTCCCAAATTGCAATTTCTGGCAAAACTTCCGCCTGCTACAACAAATATGTTAAAAATATCTAATGGCAGTTTGTCCAATGTGTTTTTTAAAAGATCGTGCCTATTGTGATGCGGGATTATTATATCTGCTATTTTCTTTTTTGGTTTTGTTTTTCTTGCATATTTGCTAATTTCGCTCTTTGGCAAATTTACAGACATCTTAATCGGCGAGTTGAGTTCTTTTAAGTTCTTGTTATCTATTTTTTTCTCGCTGACTATAATATCGCCGGGATTATACATCTTCCCATTAATTTCAACAAATCTGTCTGCGTAATACTTATATTTACTCATTTTCTACCCATATTATTCTTGGTTCTCCCACGTGGTGCAATCCGGCTAATCCTATACATAAAGCATCTGCCATGTCGTCATATTCTCCTCGTGGGAGAGACAATAATTCATTTATAAATTCCTGCCTATTTTCTATTCCGTTTTTTATAAATACTTTTCCATTTCCAAAAAGTGGGGCCAACATTTGATTAAATTTCTCTATTTTATTTTTTGTTGTTTTCACTCCCACTATTGGCAAGCTTGTGTTTCTTTTTAAAACTTGGACGCTGTCATATTGAAAAGCATTTTCTTCAACTGCTATTCTGATTGCAGTTGGATATAACCTTCCGCCAGCTTCTATTTCCTTCAATCTTTCATCAAATCCAATTCTCTTCCTTACAATTTTGTCTATAAAGATATCTCCTTTGTTGCTTCTATAAAAATGTATTCCGGCTGTATAATCTCCCTTGTTTGGATCTTTCCCAACTGATATATCCCATCCCCAAAAATCAGGAATTTTTATTCTTCTTGTTCCGTCTGGCTCTATACTCCAACAATCACTCGGTAATTCATCATATCCTCTTATCTGCTCTGCTTTCACTATTTCCCCAACAAGGCTTACTTTCATGTTTCTGTATTCTTTCTTGAACAATTTGTCATCGCCGGTCAATTTTATTATCTCATCTCTCTTTGCCATTAAAGCCTCCCAGGGCCATTTTTCCGGGAATAAAGTTATTTTCTTTTCTTCGTCAACTACTGCGTCATAAACCTTTTTTACCCAATGTCTATTCGTTCCTTTTGTTATTTCTCCCCAGTCAATGCTATATATATCTCCTTCCCGCTGTATTGTTCCTATTATAAATATCTTCGTATATGGTTCTGCCATTGGCAAAACTTCCATCGCAATTCTTTCCTTTGTTTTCTTGTTAAAATCATCACTATAAATTACCTGAAAATCAATTACGTCGTCTAAAATTATTATTTTAAAGTGCCCGCCTCTAACTCTGCTCCAAAATCCGCATACTTCTATTGTTGAGCCGTTGCTAAATTTAACTTCTTTTCTATTCTCAATGTCGGCCCCAACTAATAATTTCTTCCATCTGGGCAATTTTGCCCATCTTTTTATGTTGTCTAATCTTTTAATGGCCAAACCATCACTTCCTCCCAATATTAAAACATTCATTGAGGGATCTTCATAACATTGTTCCAGTGGGTATACTTCACTAAAAAAGAAGCTTTTCAAGTGATCTCTGGGAGCTACAACAACCACGTTTTGGTATTTATGAATAATTTTATTCCATTCTTGATGTAAAGATCCCAATTTCCATCCTTCTCTTTTAGCTTGTTTGTCGTAGGCATAAATCTCTTGATCTATTAAATAACACAAATCATTCCTGTACAGGTATTCCCTCATCTCCTGCTCTTTTATCTGGGAGTATTTTTTTAAGTGTTTCATTAAATTGTTCTCTAACTTCTGGGCTGGCATTTTCCAATAATTTATCTAATTTATTATCCTTTTCTGTTATTGTTTGGTCCAAAACTATGCCCTCTCTCCAATTCTTCATAAACTGAAGCCAAAGCTTAACTTCTGCTGCTTTACCCTCTTTTAAAATGGTTCTAAATAAAGCTGCAATAACTTCAGGCGTTTTGTCTGCTCCCCACTTCTTTAATTGCTCGTCTACATCCTTTTCAAATTCTGGCCTTTTCTTCCAATCAGTTAGGCTGTCTTGTGATAATCCATAATGTTCAGCAAATGCTTTTTCGGTTTTAAATCCATATTCTTCCTCTCTAAATACGGTGGGAAGAGCATAAAACTTAACAAATTCCCTATAATCAGCTTTTTTATATAGCTTTTTTTCGGATTTTTTCGGATTTTGGTTCATAATTTTGTTGATTAATTACTTAATTTGTAGTTATAGCAATGGTTTAGAAGTTAAATCGATTCTCTTTTCAGCTATTTTTATATAGTCGGGGTTTAATTCTATCCCTATAAAGTCTCTACCTAATTTTTTAGCAACCACTGCAGTAGTTCCACTTCCCATAAAGGGGTCAAGCACTATTCCAGGTTTCCAACCAGCATTGCAACCGCAGTCGGTCCAGCCAGTAGTTTGATATTCAATTTTCATACGATATTTTGAAATATCTCGTTGATGTAAAGATTTATTCGGGTCTAAATCTGTTCCACTTTTACCTGTGCCTGTATTTAATCCTGGTCTGGTAGGAATATAGTTTTTATCTGTTATTCTCTCTCTTGACTTCCCACATTTCTTACAAATCCATTTCGGACAACCAAACTTAATTGGAATTTCTACTAATGCTTCAGGGAATACAGCAAAATGTTCAGTATCTATTCCCAATTCTTTGCTAAAATTATGCGGTTCAGGATTTATTTGCCAAATTGTTGGGATGTTTTTGCCTTTAGGATTAGTAAAAGCTAAATTTTCGTCTTTGAAATCCCTCCAGCTTCCCGGACCACCTTCGTGGTTTCCTCTTGGGTCATTTACTTTATTGGGCATCATTCCTGTATTTGGCTTAATTCCTAATCTCACTTCACTTAATAACTTTTTTATATTATACGCCCTACTTTGTTTTGTATTTTTATCTTTTGTGTCTTTCATTCTTTCCTCTAAAGATTTTCTTTGTGTTCTCGCTCTCGGACTATTAAACATTTCAGCGTCCTTTCTACCAGCAAATTTACCTTGATATTCTTTTATCTCTTTTTCTGTTGCTCTAAATTGTGGTTGTCCCTTTTTTCTTATAGCATCTCTAACTCGGTAATTGAAGTAATCTGTTTTTAACCATTTCCCACCCGTTGTTCCTTCTTTTATTCTGGTTTGTTTTCCCCAGGGCTCTGTTTGTGGTGGCAATCTCACCTCATCTAAATCGCTCCAATACTTTTTACTCTTAACAAAGAAATATAGTTCCTCTCCACTCTCGTTTAGCCTATCTTTCACGCTGGTGGGCATGACACTGCCAATTGTTCTGTTTTCTTTTTTAACCAAGATCTGCTTCGCCCACTTTACTTTATTCCTTAAAATCAGTCCTACTTCATCTATACATCTAATAGCAAAGCGTTCTGGTTGCATTAGGAGACATTTCTCATAATTTTTAATTGAAGATTGAAATTGGCTTATCTCCTTTTTCCTTTTTTTATCTGAATAACTCCAATCTCTATGACTACCATAACAATCCCCCATATTTATCCAAATCTGTCCCGTCTTTTTAACTACTCTCTTAATTTCTTTCATTATCTCAATCATCTTATCTAGATATTCTTCAAAAGTTTCTTCCAATCCTATTTGTCCCTCTACTCCATAATTTCTCAAACCATAATAAGGTGGAGAAGTAATAACCAAATCTACACTTTCATCTGGCATCTTTTTTAATTCTGAGAGGGTATCACCACATAAAATTTTATTTCTTATTTTTTCTATCTGATACATTTTCGTCAAACTTATCCTCTTTAATTGTTTTCTTTTGTTTTTTAGTCATATTTTTTAAAAATTATTATAAATCCCATAATGATGAAGAGTAAAATTACAAGATATTGATGTGATAGCAAGACTAATGCTAAATTTTCTCCAATTTCTATTTTAATTTTCTTTTGTTTCTTACCCATAAATCTTTTAGAGAATTTATTATTTTACTTACTGCTTGTGTATATCCTTCCCAATAATCTAAACTTTTTCCTTTTTCCTCAGGCTTTAAGTCCCTTACCTGCCAAAGTTCTTCAATAATTTTTTCTTTGATATCTTTCTTTTGTTTTTTCATAAAAATTTTTCATATTTTCAATTAGAAATTCTACTCCCAAAATACGGGCACATCTCCCAACTGATGGACTATTTGCTACTTTTTCTTTTAATTCCCTTTTCCAATTTTCAATACAATTCGGTAAGGCAATGTCTAACTCTTTCACGGAGTAATTAGGTTTTGATTTTAGAGCAGTCGGACAGAAATGGGATAATCCTAAGCACTTTTGATAACCACAAATAGGACATTCCCAACATTGTAATTCTCCAGTTGTCTTAAGTTTCCCGCACCCTCTACACCTCAATTCTATCTTATACGCTTTAATTTTCTTTTGTTTTTTAATCATAGTTTATCTTTTAAGCATAGCTTAATTTTCTTACAATTTTTCACAAGCCATTTAGCTCTTTCAATTTGTATCTCGTCCCAGCCATTTGAAGATTCTAAAACTGTTTTCGCCCATTTTAATTCTTCTTGAAACGCCTGCTTTATCATTTCAATTAACTTTCTCAGTGCTTCCTCATAGCTTTTACATTCTATCTCTCCTCCCTCAAAAATATATCCTGCGTGCCAGATAGACCACTGAGGCTTTTCAAAATATGACCATCTTCTTTCAATATACCAATGACAATCCCAATCTTTGTGGTGGTCTTTAGAAACATATTCATACCATAGATGTGCTAAACGAGTAGCTTCTTGCTCTAATTTTTTAATTATTTCTTCTTTTTTCAACATACTTTTCTAATTTTTTCCAAAAATTATTATAAATGCCATGACAAGGAAAAGTAAAATTATAAGAAATTGGGGTGATAGCAATACTAATGCTAAATTTTCTCCGATTTCTATTTTAATTTTTCTTTGTTTCTTACTCATAAATGAAGTTGCTTCGTATTGTCCCGCTTCAAAACCTTCGTGATAAGCTTTCTCAATCATCTTTTTAACTTTCTTTTCTTTAATTTTCTTTTGTTTTTTCATATTTTCAAAAAAGAATAACCTATCCCTCTAATCCCTTTTTCACTACTTTTTCTAATACCTTTTTACCCAATTCCTCCCTAAATTCTTTAGATTCTAATAACTCAGCTAAAACACTGTTTACTACCTTTTTAATAACTCCTTCTTTCTCATGAATTGCTTCTTCTACAGCATCTTTAAGTGGATTATCATAATCACGGCTTAACTTTTCAGCAAACCATTGGGGTAACTTTTCCTTAATAATTTCTTTGATTTTTTCTTCGGTGATTTTAATTTCTTTTTCCATAGTTAAATGAGTTAAAAAGATAAATAAATAAGCCTTTTAGTAACTAAATAATACAGCGGCGGTCTAATCCACATAATATTTGAAGCCAAATGGTAGAAATAATTCTACGTGATATTTTCGACGTTTTGGAGAAGTACTCCCTATTTCTTCATAAAAATCCATCGTTGCACGATTTCTTTCCAATTCTTCCGCCATAACTTTAATTACTTCTAAAAGTTCTTTCCTTTTAAGCTTTTCAATTGGTTTCCCATACCAAGTACCTATTGTCTTTGATTCTTTTTTCATAGGCTTTTTTAATTAGTTTATCCCTCTAATTGTTCCACAATAGATGTTCTTGTCTTTAGATAAAACATCGCCTGCTGGAATATAGTCTGCGGGTTTCTCTTCTTGTCAAAATCTTTTAAATAATCTTTCAGAAATTTTGCTTCATCTACTGTCAATTCCAGCTCTTTTTTATCAGAGGCCCAACATTTTTTAACTTTTTCCTGTAGTTTTACAGCAACTTTCAGCGTATCCCAATCAAATTTTGTTGTATCTACTGCTCCAAGCATATTCATCAAAGCAAATGCATCATCTCTTTCGTATACTTTATTCCCATTTGGATCTTTTATTTCTTCTCCTTTTTTGTTTTTTGCAACTTCTTTATAAAATTTTACTACAATTTGGCTGTTTTTTTCTTTATTCATAATTACTTATTATTTAAAGCTTTTTTAATTTCTTCCTCGACCTTTTTTCTTTCTTTTGATATTCTTTCAATATCCTTTTTTGTTTCTTCCATTCGTTCTTTTAATCTGGCAAGATTTGCATTCAATATTTCCAATGCACCATCTAATGCCTTCAATGATACTCTCCTTGTAGAGGTTGACGTCTCTGTTATGTCCACCTCTATATCCTCAATTGGCTTCTTTTTGTCCTCTGGAATTAAGACTTTAAATTTTGTTTTTTCTACTTTCATAATAATTTGTTTAAATTATTTCAATAACCTTTAAATATTGTCCCAACAATGCCACAGATACCCCTTTCCTTCTTTTAATTTTTTAGCCACCCATCTTGTGGATTTTTCAATATTCATTGCATCTTCCCTACTGATTTCGTGTTCCCAATATCTCATTGAGATTTGCCAAATTCCATAATCTTCCGGATCTATCTTCCCTATTATATTTTTACATTCACTTTCGCATTTACATAAAGCTATAGCTTTTTGAATTTCATCGTGGCTTAAACCCTCTTCTTTTAAAATATCTACTATTTGCTTTATTAATTCATTCCCTTCGGCTGGTGTAAATACCTCATAAACTTCTATTGGCTCTGTTTCATTTGCGAGTGCCCTAATTCTTTCCTCAAATTCTGCCTCCTTTCTTTTTAACTCTGCAATATCTAATATCATTTTAATAGAAAAGAATATTATTATCAACATTATCATTATCACCAAACAAAATGGCATCAAGTTCCTT